GGCTTTAATCCCGGTGAATTGAATATCTTTGCAGGTGGCTCAGGTTCTGGTAAATCACTGTTCATGCAGAATCTAGGATTAAATTGGTCATTGGCTGGTAAGAATGTCGTCTATGTTACATTAGAACTTAGTGAAGATTTATGTGCAATGCGCTTAGATAGCATGAACACTGGTATGTCTACTAGAGACTTGTTCAAGAACATCAATGAGGTCGGATTAAAATTAGGCACCACATCTAAAACAAATCACGTAGGCAAATATCAGATAGTTCAACTGCCGAACGGATGTACTGTGAATGACATTCGTGCATATTTGAAAGAATATCAAATTCAACATGATTTGAAGGTTGATGCACTGCTAATTGACTATTTGGATTTGATGTCACCAACTAACAAGAAAATTAGTTTGTCTGATCAATTTATTAAAGACAAGTATGTTTCGGAAGAATTGCGCAACTTGGCAACAGAGTTAAATGTGCTGTTTGTGACCGCATCACAGCTTAACCGTGGATCGGTAGATGAGGTTGATTTTGATCATAGTCATATCGCAGGTGGTATTTCTAAGATCAACACAGCAGATAATGTGATTGGTATCTTCACTAGTAAAGCAATGAAGGAACGTGGACAAGTCCAAATACAATTTATGAAAACTCGTAGTAGTTCAGGCGTAGGTATGAAGTTAGATTTAGCGTTTGATGTTAACAGTTTGCGCATTTCTGATTTAGACGAAGATGCACGAGATTCAACAGAAAATAACACTGCATCATTATACGACAAATTGAAACGTGGATCAACGACACAAACGAACAAGATTTCCACTTTAGGCACTGCCGAAAAAGCAGTAGATAACACTGATCGCCTGAGAAGTATTCTTAAACGTAGTGAGTAGAACCACCACACATGTTAAATGCTAGTGTCTCCACCATTATCAACGTCATCTTTGCGTTGATAATGGTCATCTTCTTGATTTTTGTTTACATCCTGTTTTATTTTCATGAATAATGCCATGTCTGATGTTATCAAATCTGCTAAAGCCCCCAACATACCAAACAAAACATTACGCTGTACTAGAGTTGGCACATTGCCGTCTTGCATAGTCTTTATCGCAATTCTCACTTGGTTTACATCTTCTGGGTCAATCAATCCAGCTCTTGCTAAAACCACTAATTTCATTATTTGTGAGCTATCCATACTATAGTCTTCTTGTAAATTATGGAGTCTATCGATAATTCGACGAACTTTTTTTTCTTGCATCCGCATTGTGTTTCTCCTATACATATAAGTAATTATCTAAAATGGCTAAATAGTATTGAGAAATAGACATAAAAGGCGATTATATTATGAAACATAGTACCAAATCATTACTAGAAGAAATAAACAGTATCGGCACCCACCATGACAATGTATATCTTATTGAAAATACGGCGTCAAATGTAATAGCATCTGCTGTCAATTTGATATCTCTCATCAATGAAACATACGACGCAGATGTCGCCCATGACTTGACCAAGCGTCTAATTAATAGCATCAAGACACAAGATCCAAAAAAATTCCACCGTGGGGTTCGGAAGATAAATGATGTTGGTTCACTGAAATGATGTTAGAAAACTTGACAGACTTGCAAATTATTAAGCCAAAAGCAGAAGACACTCTTGGCATTTTGCGTAAGGACTTACCACAAATAAAGAGAGGCGATTATGAAGAGTTTTTTGAATTCTTGGAAGACAATGGCGCGTACATAACCCACTTAAATATTTTGCCAACACGGCTTACTGCGATTCAAGGTGAATTTAGTGACAACGGTGTCATTCGCCAAATATTAAAGAATAAAACTAATGAAAAAAAACCAGTAATAATAAGCAAAGATAATTACATCATTGATGGTCACCATAGGTGGCTTGTTGCTCTAAATCTCGGAATGACTGAATTGCCCGCTATAAGAGTTGATATGGGCATAAATGATTTGCTGTCATTGACACTGAAATTCCCGAAGGTAACATTTAAATCAATAACAGAATCATCTAATGTGACGCCTACAAAAATGATCACGGAGTCCGCTAAAAACCAACACATAGAACACATTGAGGATTTGATTTTGTGGCATGGGATGAATGGTGCAAGAAGATCATTGGAAATACTACGGTCGTTAGAAACAAACCCTAGTCAAATATCTATTAAGTGGGACGGTAGCCCTGCTATGATTTTCGGCAGAAATGAGCAAGGACAATTTGTACTGACCGATAAAAGTGGTTTCGGTGCAACAAAATACAATGGAAAAGTTACGTCCGCGTCGGCACTGTATCAGATGATGCTGAATAGGGGCAAGCCGAATGATTCCAGCCGCCAAAAATTTGCTATCAATTTAGCAAGAACATGGGATTCATTTGAATCCGCCATTCCATCAAATTTTGATGGTTATGTGATGGGAGATTTATTGTTTTATAGCAGACCAATCAAGAGCAATGGAAATTTCGTGTTTACTCCAAACACGGTGACGTATTCGGTGGGGATGTCCAGTGAGATTGGCCGTAAAATTTCAGATAGTAATGTTGGCATTGTGTTGCATAAGGCAATCAGCCACGAAGGATTTGAGAGTGACATTGATATGTCAGCACTGAGTTCCACTAATAAACTGTTCATAATGACACCTGTTACCATTAAGACTCCCCCAAAAATTAATGAAGAAATGACAAGCAGGTTATCTAAAATAATAGATGTCAACGAAGAAATCATATCAGATTTTTTAAGTGTTACTAACCTGAAAGAAAATAAGATTTTGGATTTGACTACATTATTTTATAGATTCATAAATGCAAGAGCCAGAGAGCGAAATTTTAAAAACATGCCCGATGGATTTTTGGAGTGGTCTAAAACATATAGTAGCATATCTACTGTTAAGCAAACTAGAATGGTACAGTATATTGAGCAAAACATTGATGCATTTCGTGCCATGTTTAGTATTATTGTGGGGGTCATGAAAATTAAGAACGATGTAGTCAGACAGTTAGACCGACAATCGGTAGATGTATCCGCCAGTATTAATGGCGCCACTGGTGGAGAAGGATATGTGGTAGGGAAGGGAGAAGTGAAATTGGTTAATAGAGCAGGGTTTACTGCAATGAATGCAAAGGTGAATAGAATTGATAAATAATGGTATGAAATTAGAAATCGTCACGGACTTAAATGAGAGTAGTCAATATCGCACAAGACAATCGTTGCGAGGAATTGATGCGCGTACAATTGTAGATCATGCATTTTTAGACACCGTTGCATTGTGGATTTTATATAACGAATTTGATTTTTCTCCATCTGCGATCGCATATGCCAATAAAACAATGTCATATTCAAATTTCAACCATTATCGCCAGAGTGGCACTGATATGTACATGACATATCATATAATTTCTACTTCTGATAGTAGCTTATTATCAGGAACAGCAGCCGACTCGACATTATTGGACAGAATCCGCTTCCCAGAACAAAAAATAAAGATATTCCTAAATGCAATGAAAAATAATAATCTGGCAAAATCCGTAGCCGCCCAGACATTGTATGATATGGAACATAAATTACACATAGATAATTCAAATTACAGAAGTATTCGTAGACTTGCGGCAGGATGGCAGACAGCGTCTAAGTCAGATAAGTCGCTGGTGATTACCAGATTGTTACAATTTTATAGAATGCATGCACGTAGAGGTGAGATATTTTCAATGATTTCATCACTTGCAAAATCTAATCATTTAGAACTTGATTCGGCTAAAAATGCAGAGATTTCAAATACTACAAAGGCAGCAGTGGCTGCAACCGCAGCGATAGCAGGATACAAAGCCGGTAGGTCATTTGGTAAATGGCTACTTAATAAGTAAGGCTGAGACATGACTGAAAAAGTAAATGGGATGGCAAGAAGTGGAGAATTCATTTCTAGAGATATTGAATACTTCACAGCATATACATTGATAGACATCACAGACTCTGGGGTAACGAGGCCGTATGATGCTAACAGTGATGGATACAGACAGGCTCAAAACTTAAATGCGATATTGCAATCTATCGGATTACGGACGCAACCAATTATAGTGAGCGTGTCGAAGAACACAAGTGAACCAATGACCAACTATCAGTTTGGCACTGATTTTGACTCGGAATTTCACACTGTGTGGGTACTACATTTTGCGACTGATTACAAGGGTGCATGGACTAATAATAGTGATCCTGTGTATTTCTTAGATCGCGACTGTGACGGAGTAGCAATAATTACTGGAATAGAAGACACTGCGTCTATAACTCCAGCTGCGTTTTCCACCAATGATGTAGCTAAAAAGAATTTGTATTTTGAACAAAGAGATTTATTGTAAGGATGACTATCATTAGATTGTCGAAACAATAAAATAAGGAAATAAGATGTCTACTCGTAAAAACGTACTAATAACAGAAACAGACGAAATGAGAGCTGCGTTTGTTGAACACAAAGATAAACTGCTAGGATCCCACCTGGTGAATATGCTAGATTATTTTGAAAATAAGAACAACGAAGTTAAAATGGAAATCGCAGCACATGATGCGGCCATAGAAGGATTGCAGCGGGAGATTACCATCATTGAAACTAGGCTGATAACTGTTTCCAGACTGGATACTGTCATAATAATTGGCGTGATGGTCACGATAGCATTGACATTGGGATTAATTTTCGCACACACTTGATAAAAGGATAACACAATGAATTTATTTGAATTGTACAATACACACATTGTTGAGGCTAAGATGGTATGGGCCAGAAAGGGCAAGAAAGTTGTACGGAAGTTTAGGTGTACGAGTGGCATTCGTGCAGGCAGAGTAGTGGCATCCCCTGCCCAATGTACAGCCCCCATAAATATAAAGCAGAGAATGTTATTAAAAAAGACCAAGGCACAGAAAGGAGCCAGAATGATGCGAAAGTCTAAAAAAACAAAGCGAATGAACCCTGCTAGTAAAATGGTTCAGAGGATGAATAAAACATGAGAATGTCATTATTGGAAAGTATAAAAGAATATGGGAATACCATGGCAGCAGCTATACAGAAAATGGTTGAGGAATTGTTCGGCAATAAAATGTCGGAAGATGACGCAATTCAATTAGTAAGAAAATTATCACTCAGTGATATATTAGCCATTAACAAGGCACTAGAAGATGATGACATTCCTACAATTCAAAATATCATAACTGATCATTTGGAGTTACGGGAGGTTAGTCAAGTACCAAATACTGTCCCTGGCGGAAATAAGGTGGCAACTGGCACCCCAAACCGTCCACAACAGCCCACAACACGAGATGATAGTGAAGAAGATGAAGACCAAGACGAAAATGCAGACGACACACGTACCGCCCTACAGCGCCAACAATCGGATTTAAATGCATTAAAAAAGAAAGCGGGCATCAGATAATGAGATCGGTTATGATTTCTGGTGGCATTGAAACTTTTGTCAGCGGCCAAGAGTTTAATATGGTAGCAAAATTTGAAAATGATGATAAAATTTTGACAGATAATTTGACCGAGTCCGAAGAAGTCATCATGAATAAGTTAGTTAGGAAAGGGGTTTATGATTTTCATTCGTCGAATGGTGTCACATATTATTCACGGAATGTTAATGGAGGTATAAAATGACGTTGAACATAGAACAAGTGTTATCGGAAATATCTAAAATGACAGAAGAATTTGCAATAGATGCCAATTTATTCATGACCAGTGAGCAACATCTTTCCAACCAATATGTGGAATTGACGATGGCAAATGTCATTAAAACTGCTGAAGGTATACAAATAGCAAACTATGCTGTGTCTAGGGAAAATTGTAATAATATGGGCTTTTCTAAAAATTATTATACCATAACAGATGTGAACAATGGCACGATTCTGCACGAGAATATTAGCCTATTTGAAACAGCACTAAGTGTAATCCGCAGTGTCATTAAAAAACGCCACAACACAAGAGAAATTATCCGCCTTGATGAGAAGTATGATATGTATCTACTAGATGCTACCATATCTAAGTCACAAAAGGGTTTCGTCAGTGGTGCGAAATGTCTGTATTCGTTAGACAAAGCAAAATTAATGCATGCAAAAATTAAAGAAACGCTAAATACATAATATAAATGGAGATTGATAATGTTTTTAAATGACTTTGAGTCCAACTCAACTAAATTCAAAAAAATACAAAAGTACCTGAAAGAAAATTTCAATTATGAAATTAAGACTTCTGGTCTTACGGTAGATAAAGTTACAAAAATGATATTCAGAGCAGAACAAAAGATGAATTCATTGAAAGAAAATTCGCGTGAATATACCAAATTGCATATGATTTCAGAGGGTCTGAAAACATGGCATCAGGTCGCTGACAAATATCAAACTGAATTGACTAGAACTTCTGTTTCTGAAGGGATAGACGATGCAGAAATTGAGACAGCAAAAGTTATTCTAGCTGCTCAGGAGATGACCGATAAAATCCAGAAGATGATCGAGGACATTGCCAAGATGCAAGTACAAGATTTACTTCCTATTGTTGACGCAATGAAGATGGAACTTGGCGTTGAACAAGCAGATCATTTCAACACTAGTGCAGATCAGGCAATGAGTACACTTATGGATTCTCTGAAGTCTGCAAAAGACGAAATGGGTAATGCAATTGCAGTAGCACAAGGAAATGAGCCTGCTTCTGATATGATGCAATCAGATGAATTTAGCCAAGATGACACATTACCAATGGGCGATGAGGAAGAAGAAAGTGACTACGTAGATGGTACTGATTTGGGCAATGCCGCAGATGACTTTGATGCCATGGATGATCTTGGAATGTCAGAACCAGAAGGTAGACGCCTGAAAGATTCATATAATCGCAAAGGAAACCGCATAGATGACACATTTTTTGAATCATTGAACAAGATGCGAAAATCTGCTGTAGGTGGAAAAATTCCACGCAGGGATCTGGAAGAAATGACAAAGAAAATGAAATTACAGAAAAAGAGATAATATGCGACTTATACAAATAGCAGAATCAGCAGACACTTACATGGATGACCTCAAAGATGCCGTCATTACTCTGTTGTCTGTGACCGCAGCAGAGGGAATTGACACTATCAAAACTGATCAACTAATCATCGATCTCCGTTCATTGGGATTCAGTGTTGATATTCGTGGAATTTTCCCTGTTCTTGACGGAATGCAGATTGTAGCTAATGCTAATAAAGAAAATATTCAATTGCAAATTTATGATGATGCCTTTTCCATGAATGATGATGAAAAAGAAGCAGGTCGTGATGCCATTGATAAAAAAGCCAAGTCTATGTCAACGAAGGATATTACCAAATGATGTACAGTCTGAACAGCACAGAAGCAAGAAAACACGCCAGAGCAAATATGAAC